TTGAATTTTATGTTAAAAAACTTTCTAAACTATGACATACGAACAAAAAGTAAATTCATCATTCATAGACTCTATTTTATACGATAGTGATGAATTAGAACTTACCATAACATTTGTAAAGGGTGAAACATTAACCTATGAAGATGTTCCAATAGAAGTATTCAATTCTTTACTAATGAGCCAATCAAAAGGTAACTACTACTACACTTATATACGAGATTTTTATTCTTGGTATTAAAACAAAAAGAGCCGAAACTAATCGGCTCTTTTTGTTTTAAATCTAAAGAAATTAAATACCTTGAAATATGCTGAAACCCACAGCACCAAAGACTCTACTTCCATAATATCCGATTTGAGTCAGATTGCGTTCCATAGTGGTAGTCTTGTTTTGTGCAGCCAATCCACCTGTTTCAAAGGTTGTGATTCTGTCGCCTGATTTTTGTTTTTGGTAAACAATTTGGAAAGCAGGGTAGCTAGAACCATCACGACCAATGTTTTGTCTTTGTGGGATTGCGATACTGAAGTTATCGTATGCAGAACCTACAGGAGTTGGACGTTTGTAAACTGAAGCTGTAGAGAATTGAGGGTTAAAGAAGAAATGCCATGTAATGTCATTCATTCTGAAAGTATCAAATCCATAAGCTGCTGCTGATTCTTTAGAACCACCTACTGATTTCCAAGACACTAAATCATAAGTTTGTTTGAAAGTAGTGAACAAGAAGTTGTCCATTGCTTGCTTAGATAAGAAGTCTTGTAGTAAATGGTATTCAGAAGCACCACCATAGTATTTCAATTGACGAGCCATTGCCTGCCAATCAGAGATAGTAGGAGCACCTGCTGTGTACTGAACTGTAGAACCACCTGCTTGTACATAAGGGATAAGACCTTTAGTACCGTTGGTAGCACCACCACCTGTATTTGTAGTAAGACCTGTATTTGTTACAGTAACACCTTCCATGATTTTCCAAAATTGGTCATTCAACCAACGCTTGTTCACTTCGTCTACTGCAATGTCATACATATATGGTTGACCATTAGCTGCTACACGAATCTCTTGTTTCTCCATTGATGCAATATCAGAAATATCGAAGTCATCTCTATGTTCTGTTACTGTATTTGAAATTTTATCCCAAATTGGAGAAATACCATTCAATTTTGTAGAACCTTCACCCACGTTTGTAGCACCTCTGAAAAGGAACAAATCGTTAGCTAAGATAGTAGCACCACCTGTACCTGCTGAAGCAATATTTACTGTTACGTCTAAAGGTTTGATAGTAGCTGTGTGTGCGTTTGGTGTAGCTGTGTTAACTGAAACAACCTGTACTAATTGGTTAGAAGAAGCTAACATCATTGTTTCACCTGCACGAATAGGAGAACGGTTACCTGATTCATAATAATCACCTGCACCTACTGTAACCGTTACGGCTGCACCTGCACCTGTAGCTGATACGTTAGAAAGAACGGCAAAAGACTGATGCAATTGACGCTTTTCATAGTGGTAGAAAGTGTGGTTATCTGTATAATCGGTGTCCATGAATTGACCCATTGCTTGCATTACCAAAGCATAGTTTTCATTACCGTATTTATAAACTAGGTCTTTAATGTATGAACGTTCGTTTGAGTTCAAGTCATTAAAGAGAATTGGAGAGGTAAATTGCGAGGTCGCAACACCACTCTGTGCGTATGAGGGGCTTGTTATTGCCATTGTTAAGAGTATTATTGGTTGTGTGGCATTTCAGCCGCATGGGGTAATGTAAGCCCAATAATCTCTAGGATTTTATCGTTTCCGAAAGGCTGCTAGTAACCTATTTTTCTAAATCGACCCCTGTTAATTTTAAAATTGCATCTAATGGGAAGTTCCTACGTTTTAATTCTTCTGCTCTTTCACGGGCATCTGTAACTGTAGGTGCTTCTCCTGATACGGGTGCATTTTGGATTGGTATATTTCTATCTTGCATAATCTTAGCAACATAGCCTTTGTTATACATATCTCCACCTGCTGCCTGTAACAGTTTAGGCAAATTATTTAAAATATATTGGTCGCGAGCAAATTGTTTTGTGTCAAATTCACCATCTTTGTTAAGATAGCGTTTTGCGAAAACTACGTCTGCTGCATATCCAATCTTTTCTTCATACTCTGAAATGGACTTATCATCTAAGGTCAACTTGCCTTCGATATTCGCACCGTTTTCTTTGTTTGAATACTTGTATTGTATTTCGTTTCCCTTAGCATAACCCACACTTTGACTTTCTACAAAGGCTGCTACATTCTTGGCAGCTTCACTGTTTAAGTCTACCCCTTGTACTTCGGGCATTGGTGCAGGTTCAAACTTCGGTAGTTGAACTTCTTGTGCTTGTGAAGCAAAATAGTTAAGTGCATCTTGACTAGCCTTTTGTAATTTGGCATCTCTCTCTTTCTTTGCTACACTTAAACCTATTTCATCATCTTCATATTGTGATTCATCAAAGCTATAATTCTTATTAAAGAACCAATCTGTTTCAACTTCTGTGAAAGTTGGGAATTGCTCTCTAATATGAGCCTTTACGATAGCATCCGCAGGTTTTGATTGTAATGATTTAGCTACATTTCTTTTTAGGAAATAATTCTCTATTTCATCTTCTTTACCGTTAATTAACGCTTCGTAAATAGACTTTGATACATCATTTGCAAATTCGGGTGCAACCCTTTCAGGCTGCTTATTTAAAAGAACTTCTACATCTTCCCAACCTTTTAATTTACCACCACTTTTTTCTTCTAGCCACTTATAATCAGGTTGCGGAACTTCTACTGTTTCTACTTTTGTTTCAACTACCGTATTTTGCTCGGTTGTTGGTTCTGCTTTTTTTTCTTGACTACCAAAAAATCTTTCAAAATTTTGGTCAAAATTATTAAAATCTCTTTGTTCGGGTGCTTTTGTTTCAATAGGTGCTTCAACTACTGTTTGCTCAACTACTGTTGATTCTACTAAGGTATTTTCCATAACTTTTATTTTATTGAATTAGGTAACTAAAACTAATTCGTATCACAAATATACTAAATCACAATTAAATGTTAAAATATTTTTTAACCTTGTGGATTTTGTTGATTTTGTTGTTGTTGTTCCGCTTGTGCTTGTTGCTCTGCCTGTTGTTGTGCCGCTTGTTCTTCTTTAGCAGGTTTAACAATGGATTGCTGAACTACATTTTGCGTTAATGCTTGTACTAATGGCTTTAATGATTCAGGTATTTGAGCCCCCGTTTTCATACTTTCTAGGCTTACATCTCTTACCATTTTAATCATTTCTTCATAAGCATTACCATTTGCTCTAGCTTGTTCTACTTTTACTTCTCTTTCACCTTTAGCTTGTTCTATCATAGCGTCAAGCTGACCTTTCATTTGTAGTGATTGCTGTTGTACTTGTGCATTTTGCTTAATAGCATTTTCTTGTTGGGCTTGTGGACGTTCCGCAGCTTTTTTCTCTGCATACTCCAAATACAAAATGGCATCTTTAGCATCATCTAATTTCTTTAATTGCATTGCTTGTGAAAGCGTAATTGTTTTTTCTTGTAGTGCTATTTGTATCATTTCTAATAAATCTGCTTTTTCTTGCGACTTACTAGACATATCAATATCAATATCAAATGTAGTATCAATTAAATCTGAATTAATACCTGCCATTTGCTTGTAATCACTTGCTTCTAAAACAATAATATCCCATAATTTATACCCTATTTTAGTAGCTATAATAGACATAAACCATAAGAAATGCGTATAAATATATTCTGTAGCCTTATTTGCTGCTTGAATTTGATTGTCAGATACTTTTGCACCCCTTTTAGCCGCTACTTGACCACCAATAAAGTCATTATTTACTCCAAATTCATCATTTAAGTTCTGTAATTCAAAGTTGTAAAGCTGAATAAGGCTATTAATTTGTGCGACATTACCACCATTAGGTAATTGTGTAATTGGGGGTGTTCTTTGTCCATCTAATCCTGTTCCTGTTGTATCTGTACTGTCCCACCAAACTTCCCCTGTCTGATTGTAGATTTTCTTAATTTCCATCCTAGAATAAGATTGACCTTGTCCTAGTTCTACTTTATCTAATCCTGCAACATCAATGGAAACACCGTCTGCCTTCATTAAGGCTACCATTTGAGATATTTTCAATTTGTATAAAGCCATAGCCTTAACATTTGAAATACCCCTTTCTATCAATGATGGTTGGTATGTTCCATCATTATTTGGTATAACTATTGAGTAATTAAAGAAAACGTCAACCCCATTTTGATAAGGTCTAATCATGTTTTCTGCAATATCCCAATCTAACATTATTTCTGTATCAATAGCATAGCAACCGCAATAGATATTATATCTTTCGTTTTCTATTGATTCCCCCTTCATTTGTTGGTCGCCTTTGGGGTTTGGTTTGCTTTTTTTAGGTACTACTACAGTATTTCCGTATTGGTTTTCTGTCTTTACAAAGTAGTCTTTATCAATACTTTTTACTTCAAAATCTAAAACCATGAATGAATAATCATCATAAGGTCTTACATAAGAATAAACATAACTATCATACCATGATAGAGGTTGCGCTTGATTCAGACCTTTTTGAGCCTTTTCAGCTATTCTATACCATTGTTGTTCTGTTATTTTTGGATATTTTCGTCTAGCTTCAGCTATTTTCATAGGGAAGGCTTCACCAATCAACGAAATATCATCACCTATTGGGCTTTCAAAAATATTATAAAACGACCTATCGGGCTTACAT